CGTTGCCGATGGATTCGCTGATTGTGAAGTCCACCAGCGCCGTGCCCGCATCGTTGCGGATGACCAGCGCCTTGATGGTGTTGTTCGTGGTCGGCAGCGTAGGCCCGGTCGTGAAGATCAGCGCGACCTGAAAATCGCCTGTGCCGACCTGCATGCCCTGACCCGTGAACGTCAGGTTGCTGTAGCTGCCGGACGCACCAGAGCCACCGGGCCGGACGCCCTGGATGCCGTTGTACGTCGGATAGCTGCGATTGCCGCTGACCGTCAGCGAGGGCGCTGAGCCGCCGCCAAACAGGAACGGCTGCGCCTCCGGCAGACTGCCCATGCCGGTGAAATCCCAGGCGAGCGTGATCCCTGCCGCGGACGGGTTGTCCGGGTTGCGGGCGAGCGGCAGGGTCCGCTGGTCGTGGGCGACAGCCATGCGTAGGCGCCGTTACGCGGCGGTATCGCCCTGCACGCGCAGGGTGATCTGGTCGTCGTTGTACGCCGCCGCTCCTTCGGCGACGATGCGCTTCACCCACACGGCGCGATGCTGTCCGGGCGGGATGTCGCCAAGCGCCAATGCGGCGCCAAGGTTCGCAGCGGCACTGAACGTGACACCGGTCGGCGCGGTGGACTCGTTCGCGATGGTCTGCTCGGTACCGTTCACCGCCGAACTGCCGACCGCGATTTCGGCGATGGTGTCGGTGCTCGGCGTATTGCTCTGGATGAAGATGACTGCGTTTTCGAGCGTGAGCGTCGCGTGCGCGTTGTGCACATAGAAGCAGCGGTACTCGGTGTCGCCCGCCGCCGATTCGGCGCTGCCGACGATGTCGAACAGGTTGTGCAGGCCGGTACCGATTTCGGTGGTGCTCTTCGCGCCGCCCAGCGCCGCGTTCGGGTCGGTGTTCGAACCGCCGCCGGACAGGCGGAACTCGATGTCGGTGGATTCGATGGGCACGGGTGTCCTTTCAGGTTGCGACAGCCACGAACTCAAGTCCGAAGCCGCAGGCATGCGACTCGACGCCCGCTTCCGGGAACATGGCGGGGGTATCGAGCGGCATGAGGGGTTTGGGGAAGCCTTCGGGCCGGTAGCCGAGCAGCGCGCCCAGCACACGGCCGCACAGGTCGGACAGCTGCGCAGCGGCCGGGCCCGACGGGTCATGCTCGGTGCCCTCGCGGCCGGCGACGATGACGTGCCACTCGGCGCGCAGGCGCGCTTCGCGCGGCAGCGGGCGTTCGCTGGGCAGTACGCGGAAGCCGACGAAGCGCACCGCCACCAGCGGCAGCGGTAGATCGCTGAAGTTGTCGGGCACGTCCTTCCACATCAGCACATCGGGGACATCGGGGAAGCGCTCGCGCAGGCGCTGCAGGATGAGCGGTTCGGCGTCGAGCCAGTTGCGGTTCGGGGTCATGCGCATGCACCCCGCTTGCTGTTCAGCCAGGCGATGCCGCGGGTGGCCGTCAGAAGGCCGGTGTCGCCGACCACGTATTCCGCGGCGACGCCGTTCTGCGTGATGGTGATGGCCTCGCCTTTGCGCAGGCCCGGCAAGTCCGCGAGCAGGTACTTGATCGCGTCCGAACGCTTGGCCAAGAAGGCGTCGATGGTTTCGATGCCGAAGATGACGGCCACGTCCTCGCGCGCCGGCTCGCCCGTGGAAGGAACCCACGTGGCGAGCGCGTCCGACAGCATCGACTGCGAAGCGCGGTCGATACGGTCGAGCACGGCGGCGAAGGGCGTGGCCGGCATGGCTATCAGGCCAGCTTCGCGCGCTGCAGCATCAGCGGGCGGGTGCAGATGTGCAACGGGTAGCCGAAGACTTCCGGCTGCACCCAGGCGTTGCGGTCCTTGTCGCGAACGATCCAGGTGTAGAACTCCTGACCCGGGGTGTTCACGAAATCGAAGGTTTCGGCCGGCGACTGCGCGACCTGGAACACATCGACGGCGCCGACCGGGTAGAACTTAGCCAGCGTAGGCGAGACGGCCACAGTTGAGTTGTCGTCGGTACCGCGGTAGTTGTGGAAGGTGATTCCGCCGTAGCGGAACGATTCGAACGCATTGCCTTCACGCACCTCGGCAGCCGCAACCCAGTTCAGGTAGGTCTGGCGGACGTTCGGGTGATTCGTCAGGGCGTCGTAGAAGTCGTCGCCGGCCAGGCAATGCACCTGCGTGACGCCGTCCACCCACGAACCTTCCGACGCGCGAGCCATGGCACGAACGACCGCCGTGCACTTCTCGCGCACGTCAGTGGCCGGGTCATCGAGTTCGAAATCGAATTCCGTGGGTTGGGTGATGCCCCACTCGGTGTACCAGTTGCGGATGACGCTGTTGTCGGCGTCGAGCACGATGCCCTGCACCGCGCCCAGACGCATGCGCTCCAGCGTGAGTTCGTGATCGCGCAGCAGGTTGGTCTGGCGGCGCGCCACTTCCTCCATCACCTGCTGCAGTTCGGTGCTGGAACCGAAGGCGCGAATGCCTTCGATCTCATGCGCGTAGATCTTGTCACCCTTGGCAAGGCGCACCGTGCGGAAGTCGCGGATGTCGCGCTTGTCGGCATCAGCAACCGTCGGCGGCGCACCGCGTTCGGTGGTCGGGATGAGCGTGAGCTTGCCGTTCTGGCGTTCGATCGACACCGTTGCGGTGCGCACCGGCTTCGAGGTGAACAGGTTCTGCGAGCGCAGGAAGGTGGGCAGATGGGGGCGCTTGTTGATCGCCGCCGTCATGTCGACCATGTGGAAGGCACGGTCGTTGAAGATGTCCATATGGGCCATTGCGGGTTCTCCAAATGATTCGTGGGGTCGCCCGCTCAGCGGACGATGATGCCGAGAGGGGCGCTGATGCCGGCCGGCCAGGTGAGGGCAACGCCCTTCACTTCGGCGTCGCGAGCGGTGTAGACCGCCGTCTTGTCGGCGGCAGTCGCGTCAACGTCGTCGAACAGCACGGCGGCGGCGGTCTGCGAGCCGTCGGACGCACCGGGCGTCAGCACGGTGAGCTTGCTGCTGGCCGTGATACGGCCCAGTACGGTGCCCGGCGTCAGCTTGTTGCCGGCGAGCAGCGTGCCGACTTCGCGCGAGCGGTGGCCGTTGGCCTCGCTCAGGATGTATTCCGCGGTATGGCGGCCTTCGGTCAGAACAGTCATGGTTTCGTCTCCGGTTCAGGTGGATATGCAGGCCGGCTGTCAGGCCGTGCCGTGCGCCTGCTCCCACATGGAAGCGATGGCCTTGGGGTCGCTTTCGGTGCCCTTGCTTTCGCCCGCCCGCACGTCCGGGTTATGGACGCCGGCCATGGCTGCGGCGAAGCCGTTGGCTGCGGCAGCGGGCGCAACCTTCGGAGCGGCCGCGAGAATCGCGGCGGACTGCTCGACAGACAGGCCGGTGGTGACGCACTGCAGCGCGAGCGCGCCGCGGTCCTTGGCCTCGTCGTGCGCGAGGATGGCGGAGGCGCGTTCGCGCTCCGCCTTCGCACCTTCTTCTCGGCCACGGGCGTGTGCGGCGTCCAGATCGGCCTGGGTGAAGGTGGCGGCGGGCGCTTGCGAACCCGCCTGTGCTTGGGTGCCGGACATGGTGGTGTCTCCTTTCTGCTCGGCGGTGGCTCGGGCGGGCTGCCCGTAGGAACGAGTCGGGCGGCGTGCCGCCAACTCGGAAATCAATTGATCGGTGGTGGCGACCCGGTCGGCCAGGCCGGCGGCCACGGCGGCGACGCCACGGAAGACGCGCGCTTCGGTTTTGCGGATGCCTTCGTCGGTCATGCGCGGGCGGTGCTGCAACACGGCGCCCACGAACTGGCTGTAGAGGTCGTCGACCTCGGCCTGCAGTTCAGCCTGCACCGTGGCGGGCAGCACCTCGAACTGGTTTCCGTCGACCTTGTGGGCGCCCGCGAAGATGTGCGTGACCTTGATGCCCTCGTTCGCAAGCAGGCGCGAGAACTCCATATGCCGCATCACGACACCGATGGAACCGGCGTAACCGGTGCGGCTGACCACGACTTCGTCGGCGGCCGACGCACCCAGGTAGGCCGCACTGGCCGCCATGCCGTCGGCCATGGCGATGAGCGGCTTCTTGCCGCGCAGATCGAACATGCGCTGCGCGTACTCGAACGCGCCCTGCACCTCGCCGCCCGGGCTGTCGTAGACCTGCAGCACGGCGTGGACGTCGGGGTTCTGCATGGCGTGCTCGGTCGCCATGGCCAGATCGTTGTAGCCCAGCAGCAGGGTGCAGTCGGCATCGAGCTTGGTCCGATGCACCAGCGCGCCGCCGGCCGCGACCACCGCCACGCCGTCGACCACGGCATAGCCGGGCCAGCCGGCTTCTTTCACGCGCTCACCGCGGCGGGTCGAGAACATTTCCGGGTCAGCGCTACCGGACGAAAGCACCTGTGCCAGCACGTCGTCCGACAGGCCGAGCAGGCGCGGGCCGATGCCAGCGATCAGCGCGTCCAGTGCCTGGGCATGTACCAGCAGCGGCGTGTTGAACAGCCGGCCGGCCAGATGGGGATAGGTCTTCATGCGGTTTCTTCCTCGCGCTCATCCTGCTGTTGGGGGTCGCGCTGGCTTGGCGGCTGCGCCGGGGCGCCGGAGGTGGTGGGCACGTCGAGCGGCAGGCCAAGACGCCGCTTCACTTCGCGCTCGGCGGCCTGCTGCTCAAGCACCTCTTCCCAGTCCAGCCCCTGTTCAGCGCACTCGGCTTCGAGCGTCGAGATACCCAGCCGCATGCGGATACCAGCGGCCTCGGCTTCCTTCACCGGGTCGATCCAGCCGCGGCCGGAGAAGATGAAGCGGCAGCGCGAGTAGGCGTAGCGCTTTTCGTAGAAGTCGGGCGCGCGCACGCGGCCGGCGTTCACGGCCTCTTCCAGCCACAGTTCGTAGACCGGGCGCAGCCACACGCGAATGAGCCAGGCACGGCGACCCATGAAGTAGCGCCACGCTTCGAGAAGCGCCGCGCGCGCACTGCTGTAATTGGTCTTGCTGAAGTCCTTCAGCAGCAGTTCGTAGGGGATGTTCATGCCCGCTGCGATGTGGCGCAGCGACGCGATCATGAAGGCCTCGAACGCGGCGTTCGGGCGGCCGGGCGAGAAGGGCGTGATCTTCGCGCCGGCAGGCAGCGGGATGATCGCGGCGCCGCGCATCTGGCGCAGGTTCTGGGCTTGCTTGACCGAATCGCCCCACGCGGCGCGCGGGTTCGTGCCAAACAACTCGTTTGCCGATTCCTGATCAAGGTTCGATTCAAGGAAAGCGGCGACCAGCGCGTTCGATACAGCCGCCTCAAGTTCCGTGGCCTGGTACTTGCCGGCCATGTGGAACTCTTTCATCACCGCCGACACGAGCGGCTTGCCGCGCGACTGGCCGGTGCGGTCCTTGTCGTGCAGGTGGATGACGCGACGGCGGCCCCAGTCGGTCGTGGCCGGGATGCGGTCCCAGTCGTTCAGCCCGCTGACGGTGAAGCGGTCACGCGCCATCGCATCGCCCGGGTGACGGCGGCGGATGTGGTAGGCCATGGGCCGGCCGTAGAAGTCGCGTTCGATGCCACCGCGGATGTCCTCGCGGTGCTCAAGCTGGGGCGGCGTCGACAGGCGGTCAGACTCGACCAGCGAGAGGCGCGTCGACCACGGCGACATCGGATCGGGCAGCCACAGCGGCAGGGCCAGCGCATCGCCATTGCCGAAGGCACCGCCCAGGGCGGAGAGCGTGAGCCCCAGCAGATCCTGCTCGCCGGCCGCATCGCAGTCGGTGGTGTCTGCCCATGAGCGGAACTGCGGCTCAGTCTCGTTCGCCCACTCGCGCGCCTGCTCGGGTGACCAGCCGAGCAGGCGGTAGTCGGGCACCGCGACCAGACGCAGCACCGACCCGACGATGTTGTCCTTGAAGGTCTGGCCGGCCCCCGCTGCGATGCCGTTGTTGCGGGCCAGGTCGCGCGAACGCGCGGTGAGCATTTCCAGGTCGGGCAGCAGATCGGAATCGGCGCTACCGGGGAAAGGCATCCAGTTCGACAGCGCGATATCGGTGCGCGATGCGCCGGTGTGCGCGGCGTGCATCGACGCCGAACGGCCGGACGCCTTCAGGTTCGGGCGACCGCGCTTCACCAGCAGCCACCCGACTGCAGGTAGATCGGGCCGCGCGCCGCGGTCTGCGTGCTTTCCTTCGATCGGATCGCCTGATGCAGGCGTTCGATGTAGGCGTCCGCTTCCGTCAGGCGCTGCGCGTACTGAATGCTGCGACCCTCGCCGCTGGCGCTGGTCGGGCCGGTGACGAGGTTGTGCCGGGCCTCGATGGCTTCGGCGAGCATTGCGTTCAGGCGATCGAGCGACAGGGTGTGCAGCGGGTCCATGCTGCAAGCGTCGCAATCGCGCGCGGTCCTTTCTACAGGAACTAGTTCACTTTTTTAGTTCCGTGCCCGCGGCCGGACACCGCGCCCGCCGGTAGCGATCTGGTCGAGCGTGAAATGGTGTTCGTCGGCCCGGCGCGTGGCGTCTCGTTCAGGCTGACCGGGCCTGCCGATGTACTGCCCGCCCTCAGCGAACCAGCAGGCGCCCGTTTCGAGGCCGGTGCGTATCTGCTCGGTGATGTAGTCGTGCCCAAACACCTCGCGCAGCGAGTCGACCCAGGCGGCGCACTGGGGCATGGCTTCGCGCATTGGTTTGGTGGTCATCAGAACGGACACACCCAGGTCAGCGCCCTTTTCTCCAACGACCGCGCAGCGCGCTCGCGGCTTGTCTGGGCACGGCGCCTTCTGGGGGCCGTCCGCCATGCGAAGTGCGAAGCATTCCGTCGCGCATACCAGCGCCCGCGAATCAGCACCGGCGGACCATCCGGCCATCGCCCTTGATCGTTCACCCCGCGAATGCAGGCACGATCACGCCAGCAAAGAGAGGCGCTGAAACCCTTCCGGTCATGCGGGCGCTTGGTGTTACAGCGATACGCTCTGCCAATCCATTCGTCCGGAACGCGAATGCGCCAGGCCTCACGATTCAACCGCCACTTGAAAATCCCCTTGCGATGTCCGACCAAGCCCATGGCTCACTTCCCCTTCGCGATCTTCCGCACGTAGCGCGCGGAAAGGTTGTACTCACGCCCCAGTTCATTGGCATTGCGGCCGTTGAAGCGGCGCCGGATGTCGGCGTCGCGGGCTGAGGTGTCCTGCCGGCGCCGGATGTAGCTCAGTTCGCTGCCGCCGGCGCGGAAGCGAAGCCGGTATTCAAGCCCTTTCCACACTTCGGTGGTGACGTCGTCGGGCACGCTCAGCCGGCGATGCTGTGCGGCAAGTTCTTCGCGGATGACGTCGAGGAGTTCTTCGCGTGCCATGGTCAGCCGATCATCGATATGGGTGAGAAAAGGTCGCTGTCGTCGCCGCGCGAGCGTGACTGCGGCAGGGGTGCGGGCATCGGTACCGGGTCGCGACGGCCGTCGAGAGATGGCGCGGGCTCATCCTGTTCATCGCGGCTGCGCGCGGCGGCCGCCAGGCGTTCGGTCGCGGCCTGGACGGCACCGGGCCGGGCCATGTCGCGCAGTTCGCGCTCGCGTTTGTCCCAGTCGTCGCGGTTTTGGCGATGCAGGCGCAACTCCGGGTGCAGCGCGGCGGCATACGAGTAGGTGTAGGTGTCCAGCGGTTCGTTGCGGACGCCTGTTTTCTTCTCGAACCGGTTCTTCTTCGGG